TTGATGGACCTAGGTCTTGAGTCTGAGTACGACATTCGCCGTCAAGGAACTCTATTCGTTGCTAAGTATGCAATGGGTCATGGCGTATTGCGTCCAGAAGCTGCTATTGAATTAGCACTTGCATAAGTATTAAGTACGTTTCTAACTTATAGAATCACAATTGGGGAACTTCGGTTCCCCTTTTTTTCATTTTTAAGGATTCACTACCATGTCTCTAACACCTACAACTGAGCTTGAAGCAGTTAATACAATGCTCAATACCATTGGTGAAGCTCCAGTGAACACCTTGGTAAACATGACCTCAGTAGATGCGATTACTGCGCAGTCTATATTGGCCAATGTGAACCGAAGCGTCCAAGCGGAAGGCTGGTTCTTCAACTCTGAATACGGCTACCCATTAGTGCCTGACCAGAATTTTAATCTACCACTACCTACCAACATCATGGCTGTTGATTCAACAAGTGAATCCCATGATTTTCAAATAGTACAACGTGGTTCACGGGCATATGACCGTAAAAACCATACATACACTTTCACTCAAACTGTGAAATGTGACCTAATTCTCCTACTGTCCTTTGAAGAAATTCCAGAGGCAGCACGTAACTATATCGCTCTACGAGCAGCTCGAATCTTACAAGACCGTTTACTAGGCTCTGACTCTCTACATGGTATGAACCGTGAAGATGAATACCAAGCACTAACTACCTTACGTCTTATGGAATCTGAGAATGCAGACTACAACATCCTAACAGGTAACGCAGACGTTTACCGAATCCTATCGAGGTAAGACATGTCACTTGTAAGTAGCTCAATCCCTAACCTCGCTAACGGGGTATCACAGCAGTCCCCTAGCGTCCGCTTGAACTCTCAAGCTGAAGAACAGGTGAATGCATTTAGTTCAGTTATTAGTGGTTTACGTAAAAGACCACCAACCCAGCATTTAGCTACTTTGGTGACCGATGCATTATCCACAGGTAACTACTTTATCCACACCATTAACCGAGATGTCACAGAACGATACATCGTTGTTGCTGACAATGCCTCTTTACGAGTGTTCGGTTTTGATGGCATTGAATACACAGTCACTACTCCTTCAGGTTACTCTTACTTGTCTAGCGGAAATCCTCTAACAGACTTCAAAGCTGTAACAATTGCTGACTACACCTTCATCCTTAACAAAGCAGTAGTAACCACAGTTACTGCAAGTACCTCTACTCCAGATTGGCCTGAAGCAATAGTCCACTGTAAGCAAGGCAACTACTCGACTGACTACAAGATTTACTTGGATGATGTTGAGCGAGCTAGCTATACGACTAGTGATGATGTTAAAGCTGACCTAAAGACTAACAACATTGCTAACCAACTTGCTACTCAGTTAGTTGCAGGCCTAGGTTCTGTATACACAGTTACTTGGGATGGCTCTGCTATACGTATTGAACGTACAGATGGCCAAGACTTCACTTTAAGAACTGAAGATTCCTACGGTAACGCTGCATTGATAGGTGCTAAAGGCTCTATCCAACGCTTCTCTGATTTGCCAAGACGTGGCTTTGATGGCATGAAGATGAAGATAGTAGGCGAAGAGACTTCTGAAGCTGACAACTATTATGTTGAATACGAAACAGGTGACACCACTCAAGGTATCTGGAAAGAAACTCTTGCAGATATGGCTGACTCTACTTTAGATAATGCCAACATGCCTTGGAAGTTGACCCGTAATGCGGATGATACATTTACTTTCGAACCTAACGATTGGGGTAACAGAACTGTAGGTGACGAAATATCATCTTCTGACCCATCCTTTGTAGGAAAGAAGCTTAATGATGTTTTCTTCCATCGTAATCGCCTAGGTGTGATTGCAGATGAGAACGTTATCTTTAGTCGAACTGGTACTTACTTCTCATTCTATCCTGAGACTGTGACCACTGTACTAGCAACAGACCCAATTGATGTAGCAGTTAGCCACACTAAGGTGTCTATCCTACGTCACGCAATTCCATTTAACGAAACACTACTTCTGTTCTCTGACCAAACCCAGTTCATGCTGAGTGCAGGTGACTCATTGACTCCAGAAACAGTGTCCATTAACCAGACAACTGAATATGAATCTAGTTTACGAGCAGAGCCAATTGGTGCTGGTGAGTATGTTTACTTCGCCACTAACAGAGAAGGCTACACAGGTGTGCGTGAATTCTTCGTTCAGGCAGATACTTCAAGCAATATCGCTATTGATGCGACCCTCAATGTACCTCGTTATATAAAAGGTAATGCCACAGCTTTAGTGTCTAACACTAACGAAGACATTATATTTGTACTAACTGACGGTGTTCACACACTGCCTACATGCTATGTCTATAAGTACCTTAGACGCGATGGGCAAGCTTTACAGATGTCATGGTCCAAATGGGAGTTCCCATATGCTGACCGCATCCTAAACCTTTCAGTGATTGAGTCCATAGCCTACTGGATTATCCAGCGTGGCAGTGTGATTAGCCTTGAGAAGATGCAACTGCAAGAAGCTCCTAAGCTGACCGCAGAAGGTAAGATGGTTTACCTAGATGCTATTGAATCTGGGACTGTACCTGCAACTGACCAGATAGCAGTGACTGTAGATGGTGAGAACTTCGTAGGGTATCCATACAACATGGCTTATACCTTCTCTACTCAATACAAGAGAAGCCAAGGTGCAGGTGGAAGTCAGGTGACAGATACTTCTGGACGCTTACAGCTTCGCCAATTCAAGCTTCTGTATCAAGAGACAGGTAAGTTCACTGTGACTACAGACACCCAAGGTATGTTCAACACTTATGACTTTGTAGGTAAGCCACTAGGCTTGCTAACACTTGGTCAGGTTGAAGAAGCTTCAGGTGAGTTTGAGTTCCCACTGCTATCTAAGAATGACCGAGTATCTATCGTTGTCAACAACACTTCACACTACCCGTGTACCTTCCAATCAGCAGAATGGACAGGTTACTACACTTCGAAATCTAGGAGAATTTAATGGTAGCTACCGTTCGATTAGCAACCATTGAGGATTGCAACAGGCTAGGACCTCGCTTGAGAGATGCTGATAAGCGAGAGCTTAAAGCTTCTTGTGGGTTAGGGCCTATCACAGCCTTGACCCTATCACTGCAATCTTCAGATGAGGCTTGGGTAGCTATTGATGAAGAAGGTGTTCCTATTCTGATGTTTGGCGTAGTGAATGCAGGTCAGGGTTTTGTAGGTGTCCCTTGGATGCTAGGTAGTTCAGGTATCTACCAACACACTAGGCAACTGCAAGCTCAGTGCCGCCAGTGGATAGACGTAATCCACCAAGATTACTCACTCCTCTATAACTATGTCCATGCAGAGAATCCTAAAGCTATACGCTGGCTTCAATGGATGGGCTTCACACTGGTTCAACTTGTCTCTGAATATGGGGTAGGTAAAGAACCCTTCTATGAATTCGTAAAGGTTAAATAAAATGTGCGACCCGATGATGATGGCAACAGTAGGGAAGATGGCAGGTTTTATGGAAAAACAGTCAGCCGCTGATGCCCAAAACAAAGCTGCACGTGATAACTACATGCAGCAAATCACGCAGAAATCCCTAGCTACTATGCAGGAACACACTGCGTCTTCCGACAAACTATTCCAAGACACTATCAAAGCACGTGAGGCGCAAGCTGGCTACGAGGCTTCAGTGGAAGGAATGGGTGGTTCTATTGTGGGTCGCCTTATACGCGACAAGAAAGCAGTGGAAGCACGTAACAAGAACAACATTGATACCAACTTCGAATACAAACTTCAGCAAACTCAATATGAGCTTGAGGGCTTGCGAGTCCAAGCTGATGGTCGTAGTAAGTCTGGTCCTAGTTTACTAGCGACAGGCCTAGAGATTGGTAATGACTACTACACAATAGGTGATGGTCAATACGACTAACAACACACACTAATTAAGGAATAAAATAATGGCGACTAATACTGGCATCGAGGTGACAGCACTACGCCCTGCGGCTCAAGCAGGAGACTTCTACGTCCGTCCTGACCAAACACCTTCTGGCATTGAACAGGGTCTTGCGAGACTTGCTGGAACTATGAGTGCAAAGCAGAAGATTGAAGATAAAGCGAATGCTGAGAATCTACACATCTCAGACTCACTTAATAATGCTAAAGACATCCATGACTTCAGTGCCTATGCACATGAGTCTGCTGGTGTTGTAGCCCACCTAAAGGAACTCCGTGGACGCTCTTATGCTAACCGCTGGCGTACAGAGACTGAGAATGCTTACAAGGAATTTGCAGCTAACTCAGACGAAGGTGGCGGTGACTACCATGACTTCATGTCTAAACGTAAGGCTGAATTAGCTACAGCGTTTAACGGTGACCGCTTCATGATTTCTGGTGCTATGGGAGTTATGAACGAAGCTGACCAGAATATGAGAGCTGTACATCGTCAGTTCTTAGACCAGCGTATGCGTGATAACACCAAGACAGAAGTCGAGAACCAAGTAGATGTCTACATGGATTCCTTTAAGAAAGGTAATCTACGTATAGTAGACGTGGCAGCTCAAATAGATGACGTAGTTCAAACAGCTCACAATACTGGTGGTATAACCAACACCAAAGGAAATGAAGCAGTATTCCTAGCAGTAGTTGAGAAGTATAAGACCACTAAAGACCCTAACTACATGCTCCTTGCAGGTAAGTTAAAGTTTGCCAAAGGTAAGCAAGGTGCTGTAAATACTAAGTCCGAAGCTATCTTAGCTCAGGCCTTTGAATACGTTGAGTATGAGTCTGAAAAGGAGCAGAATTCTCTAGATGCAGCTGAAGCTAAAGCAAAAGTGCAGGCGAAGGAAGATGGTTGGAAAACTTTAAATGATAAGTGGTTAGATGACCGCAACTACAATCCGACTAAAGAAGAGATGCAAGTCTTACTAAATGCTGGAGTCACACGTGCGCAGTTAAATTCTGCTCGTGACGCTTGGGCAGCTTCTGAGAACGATAGCTATACTGACTTTCATAAAGAACAATCTGCCTTGGTTATTGATAGAATAAATTCCAATATCTTTAACCCTAATGGTGTACCCGTTACATCTGAAATGATTCAGGACCTGTTGGGGAGTAAGAAAATACACCCTAATGATTTAGCTACAATCAATCAGGCTTTAAAGACAGCTCAGTCAGTTACTCCTCTTCTCAACCGTCCTGCAATTAATACGTTCAGGAAAGATATGGTTGATAAGTTAGAGAAAAGCTTCATGGGTATACAGTCTGCACCTAACTCAGCTGCGGTTGCCTCACTCAAAGACAGCTTTGACCGAGCGTTTATTGAACAGTTAGAGAATCACTATGCACAAAACCAAGAAACACCTAATGAAAATGAGCTTAGGTCTTATGCTCAGTTGGCTAGGAATGAAGCAACTGAAGAGCGTACAGTTGAGCAAGAGGAGCTGAAAGTTTCAAATAAACAAGCTGCTAAAGTTGAGGCAACTGTAACTGCCTCTGAAAAGACTATGGGTCGTTTCACTGAACCTGACGCAACTATGGAAGGTCTACAAGCTCTTTTAGGTACTAGACTTGGTAGGCAGTTGGCTGACGATTTAGCGGAAGACCCCTACATACTTGTACCTTTTAAGATAAAAGGTTATCAGGATAACTTCGGAAAAGTAGATGACAAAACAGTCATGATTCCTGTCCACGAAGTCCTTGAACGGACGCTAAAAGGTAGTAAAAAAGACGGTAATGGAAATGGGGCCTTCTATCTTTATACCCTGTTAATGCAACAGCAAAGGCAAGGACAATAAAGATGAGTGAACAACGTGCAGAATATTCTATAGAAGGTTTCGATGAGGAGCTTGATACAGAACAAGTAGAGAGCTTCTCGTATTCTCAAGAAGGTTTTGAGGTAGATGTTCCTGTAGAGCAACAGCAAGAAGACGCAGTTGTACAAACAGACATTGACCCTTATTCACAAGAGACTATAGACGAGGAAATACCCAACGCTATGACTGAGGATGATTGGCTTAAGGACGCGTCTTTTATCCAAGATGCTAGGACCTTAGCCAACCACCTTCCTATAATTGAAAAGAGTATAGGCGGCTCAGAGTATCTAGCAGACCAGCAAGGTCACGATGCAATGTTTAAACCTACTTTAAGTATTGAAGAAATGCAGGCAGGTATGGCTGCTGCTACTGAAGCTTATGTCCACCAAGATGCTGACTATGCCAAAGGAGCTATGGAAGCCATAGGGCAGATTCAATGGAACCTCAAGGACTTAGGCTTAACGGCTATGGGTGTGAGTGAGTGGCCTGAAGAAGCTCAGATGGCTCTTATACGTTCTATGAAACGCTACGATGAAATGCCTACAGAACTGAGGCATATCGGACGAGCCATTGGTGGTGTGG